GAAACAGTATAAGTATCATGAGCTTGGAACACACCGTCTATAAATACCATAAGTTGTTGTTCGCCAGATACTGCGTTGGATATAGTGAATGTTGTATCACTACCATCGCCTGCAAAAATATTAGTGACTAAGAAGTTACCTTCACCAACATTACCCCAAGCAGAGCCTGAGTAGCCTTCAAACTTAGATGATGTGGTGTTGAATCGTAGATCTCCCGCAGCAGGTGAACTGGCCCTTTGCGCTGTTGTGCCTGTTGGCACATTAAGAGCTGTATCAAGCTCTCTAATTGTTTTGCTTGCCGGGAGAGTACAAAACACATCTTTTGTGCCTGCACTAAAATTAACAGCGCTGTCGCTGTTAGAACTAGAAAGGATAGTTGTTCTAGATAGCGTGTCTGGCGAGGCATCGGTAACTGTTCCGATACCTACTTCAAACTCCGCCGTACCTTGGCCTGCGATACAGTAATAAGTAACGTTACTGTTACCTATACCGGCGACAAAGGTTTCAAAACCGGTGGCCGCACCCGCTAAATTTATGGTGCCTGTACCAGTTGTAGTGGTAGTTTCCTTTACCCTGTCGTTAAGGACGAAAGCCACTTTGCTTTCTCCTTACGCTATTCTAATAATAGCTGTAGACGCAGCGGCAGCAGGAAATACTATTGTAAAATCACCAGCAGTGGATGTCTTGTCTCCACCAAAGTCTATGCAAGCAACAGAAGCATTAGTTGCCCCACTAGCATTAGTGTTATAAATCATACAACCTCTAGCAGTAACAGTAGCTGTGCTAAAAGTAAGATCTGCAAAATCAGTAAACCCAGTCGTGCCGCTTGATGTAGGATCTATTCTAGTTAGAGTTCCTCCGCCTGAAGAATAGTTGGTACCACTTGCTTCGTTTGTTGTTGTAAAAGCAGTTGTGGCCGCACCTATGGTTGCAGAACTTGTGTATAACGCTAATTTAAATACATTTCCTCCAGAGAGTTTAAAATTGTGAAGTCCCTCTAGAAGCTGTTTTTTAAAGCTGGTTGTTAAAGTTGATGTAATTGCCATGTTATATCCTTTTTATTATGTTTGCTAAGTCCTCATCACCAGCTTTAGTAAGCTCTTGAATAAGACTAGCTTTGTAAGATTTTATAGCATTTTTTATGTAAATTAAACAAACCTTTTTTATCTCCTCTTCGTACGCTTTTGCTTGCGCTTCGATATGAGGTTCTAAGTTCTCGGAAGTGCCCACTAACTTCTCTGTTAATCGTTCTGCCCAAAACTCTGGCGGGTGTCCGCCGTGATTAGTGGTTCTGGTTTCTATAATGCCTAAAGCAGGCAATCCCTCTGGAGTTATTTTATCTACCATTTTTTTGGCTCATTTATTTTTGCTTTGTTAATATCTTCTACACTAAGTTGATTGTCTGTATGTCTATCAACAAAAGTTGGTTTATTTACCCAAAAGCTTTTTTCTTCGCTTTTTTTTATGGGAGTTATTTTGTTTTTTTCTTGATCGTATTTAGGAATTAAAGGATCGTCTAACCTATGATAACCGTAAAGCTTTTCTTCGTCTGGTATAGCAGTATCAAGCAAGAAAGAAGAGTGAGCTACACCGACTTCTATGCCCTCTTTCATGCAAAGAGCAAGCCAGTATTCGCAACAAGCTCTTCCTGCTTCAGCAAAATATAAATTACCTTTGTAACCAAAATCTATACCGAATAAATGCAAAGCACCTACTTTATTCCAAAAAGCAAAAGCTATGGCATAAGCAACCGTGTTGTTTAAATAATGACAGTTAGTTTCTTCTAAAACTTCTTTGATCGGGTAAGCAACGTGACCTGGACATCTTTCATCAACTTCGCATGTATATATTGGGCCTTGATGATTTGTTAACATTTCAACGGCTCCATCGGTTTGTAAGCCCGCATCATCGCTATCAAAAAATCTAGACGCAGGATCCATCATGAAAACTCTATCGTGATAGATTACGTTACCGACCGCATTGATTGCCCATACTTCATCGAACTTTGTACCGTTAGTTCTAGCCAATGCAAAGTCAAACCAACTTTGTCCTAGACCTACAATAGCTACTTTTTTACCCTCAAGATCTTTTATCTTATCCATTATTTCTCCTTGTTTTGTTTATATTAAGTTATTTGCGTTCTTAAAGAATCGTATCTGTACTCATCTCTTCTTCCTCTACCTTCAGCTTTGTTTTTCAACCTAAGTATTTCTTGTTGAAATCTATTTTCATACTGAGCCATAAGGTCTGGTTCGCCTTTTAAAAACGTGTAGGCTTCAACCAGAGATCCATATAACAAAGCGTTTCTAGCATTGCTTGATAACCAAGTCCCAGTTGTATCTGAAACTATGCTAGTTGGCTTGTATAAATAATGCAGTTCAACACTGTAGTCACTGTCTGGAACTGGCGCAACAATTATGGTGCTACCGTTATTCGATGCAGTAGACAGCTCTTTATCAAAGTCTGCATAGTACAAAGGTTTACCTCTCAAAGAAGTATCAGATATATCAACGGTGTATTCCTGCATAAAGCTAGGATGTTTTTTTAATAAAAACTCATAATCGTTGTTGCCATCTATTACTGCTAAAGAAAAGCTGCTAGAGAAATCTGTCGGTGTTGTTAAAAATCTATTACCTGTTGTTAAATTACCTTGTACGTTCTTTCTAAAAAAATCAAACTGTACCAGTTCAAATATTCTTTCCTCTGCGTTTTTAACAAAGTCAGGTATGGTTGCCGTAAAAGTTGTTTCTGTGCTTTCACAAAAATTTTGTATCAATGTTGTTAGTTCTGCGTAAGTCATAATTAATTATAGCATTAAGGTGTGTTTGCTTGCCCACCCATACCAGAGTGGTTAGTGCAGTAGTAATAAAGCGTTGGTGCTCCAGATGCTACCGTTATTTGTGTGTAAGCGCCTGAACTACCTGGAGTTCCGTTAGTGGTAACGCCTGTTGTGTATTCAGAACCACCGCCGTGTGTACCGTCTGATGTGGTAGAAAACCTAAGTGGGTGACCGCTGTTAGTGCCATCTGATTGATCAAACCTATAAGTGCTGCCTTCATTAAGAGTTAAAGTTGGATACACCACACTGTCTATGTAATATCTGTTGCCTCCTAAATAAGAGGCTACCGTAACAGTATAAGTAGTTACAGAAGCAGTGGTAACGCTTGGCGTACCTAATGCAGCAGTAGCTGCTTGACCCGTTAGAGTTTCATCTACAGTAGTGCCTGTAACAGATATTGTTCCTAAAGAGGCAGTAGCAGATAAACCGTCAGGCGTAGCTCTATTTGCTGGTATGTCGACAGTAACAGTAACATCACCAACCGAACCTACGGATCTGCCAACTTCAAATAGTTTTGGCAACGAATCGTTGATCATAGAAAAGTTTTGCGTGATTAAGTTTGCCGTTATCACTACATAACCTTTACCGCCATCATCCGCTTGATCTGGTCTAGGATCATTAAGAGCTTCAGGATCAGTAACGTGTCTTCTTGGTTCTAATTGTGGATGTTTAGCGTTCCATTGGTCTGGACCCACTAAGAGTCCGTCCCAAGTGCGTTTCATATCTTTTAACGGATAACGAAAACCACTTATGTCGCATATACCGTAAGCGTGTTTTCCTACAGCTTTTGCCATTAGTATCCTTGGTGATAAGGAACAACTCGTAAAGATGCTCTATCTTCGTCTTGATCTGCCGCTCTTCTAAACTCTTCTTCGTATACGCCTTTTAGAGTCATGGTTCTTTCTGGAGCTCTTTTCATAGATAGATAGTAAGCTAGTCCAGCAACGAAGCAAGGATAAAACCTAAACGGCATATCCATTGTATTCAAAGCAGTATCAGCATCATCCATTCTAACTATCTTGTTAAATACTAAAACATCAGTTGAGTTTTCTGGTGATGGCCAAATTTTTAAAACTGGAGTATTTAGTTTATCTAAAAAGAATTGTGTGGGTCTGGCTTTAGTATTTTTATTAGGAATATTTAAATATTCGCTTCTACTAATCCTATCCATGCTGATGTCTGTTTGAGTTTGATTGACAGTTCTTCTAACAACAACATCTAAAATATCTATTATGTTTGCGTTTAAAGTGTAAGTGCTGGTTCCCTCAGTGACAGTTTGAGTATCTTGTTCTATTGTCCACTGATTCAAACCTCTGTTAGCCCACTCAGCCAACATTAAGTTAATAGATCTTCTAGCAGTTTTTAAATCGTAACCTGTTCTTAACTCTAAACCGCAACGTTCGAAAGCTTCTTCAACGAACTCCGTTACGTTTGGTTCAAAATTTGTGCTGTTAGAAGTTGCCATTTCAATCCTCGTATAAATTGTTGAAAGTTATGTTTGGATCCAAATAACTCTCATGTCCTTCTGCTGAGTGTGTCCATTGCGAAGGCATGAAGTCTGGCGCACCTTCTCCAGTTCGCCACAATGCCGGGCTTGTCGCCCTAACTCTATTGTTTGGTAAAGCAACAAAGTTTCCAGTCCACTTTCCAGCGTCGGTTAAATATAACACATGTGATTGTTTATGTTGAGCGGGATCATCTGCTATCTCATTGTTAGTATAGTCAACAGTAAACAAATATTTACCTGTGTGAAACTTATTGCCTATCTTACAAATCCATGGGCTAGAGCTGACTCTATCCATAGTGATTACTGAATGATCTCTCGATTCGCAGTCCCAAGGCTGCGCTAGGTGATCTTCCATGGGTTCAGGCCACTTTTTTAAAGGTATATCAGCGACCATGGCTTGTATAGGCATTCTTGCCCACATAGCTCCGCCATGAATATTGCCTTCAGTCCAGTCATCGTTGTCTATTTCACAACCCGTGAACACGACTTGAAAGCTTAAAGATCTGTCTGGTATGGTATTAACTGCAATCGCATACGCATGGATAAACTCTCCATGGTAGTCAGTGTGGTTGCATGTAAACTCTCTCCTTACCCAACACCTAAAGTACGGGATATTGCTAATTAGGTTTGGCACAAACTATTTTCTTTTGCCAGCCATGCCACCTTTCGCATAGCCCTTAGTTCTTTTTGCCATTCCGCCCATAGCGTATCCTTTGGTCTTTTTAGCCATACCGCCTTTGGCGTAGCCTTTAGTTTTTTTAGCTGCACCGCCCATTGCATAGCCTTTGGTTTTTTTGGTCATGCCTCCTTTAGCGTAGCCTTTGGTTTTTTTAACCATGCCACCCTTTGCATAACCTTTAGTTCTCTTATACATATTTTACCTATTAAGCGTAAGTTTTTATTAATTCTAAGATGATTGAATAAGTATCTCCGCTACTGTGTCCCACGGTAGTAAAATCAATGTCGCCTGTTTTACCAGATCCTGCATTGTTTGGAATACCGCTAAACACATCATCGTAATACTCATCGCCTGTGCTATCTGCTGGCAAGCCTGTAATCAATACGTTGGTAGAGGCGTCAAACTCTAAATTGACGCCCATACCTCTACATGCCCACCAAATCTTTGCTACTTTTACGCCAGTGCAAGTTTCACCTTGACTGTTAGCAGCAAGCGCAGATACATCAACTTTTTTTACAGCTGATTCACCGCTGCCATCACTGACATTGGTAAATTTTAAAATGGCAATTCTGTCGCCATCAGCTATGGTTTGTGAAGTTACTGTATCAGCCATAATTTATCTCCTATTATGCGTCAGCAAATGGAGTTACCACAGTACCAGAAGAAAGGTTAATACCTTCTACTGCATACTTAGCTGAAGCTATTGCTGTAACTCTTATGATTGTTCCAGCTATACCACCTTTGGTACTACCATTTAATGTTATAACGTCGTTGCTTGCACCAGAGAAGAATGTTTTACCTGCTGCATCGCTTTTACCCATATATAGTCCACCAACGAACTTATCAGTTCCATCAGTTTTAATATCTAAGTCTGTAGCTGCTGTTTCAATTACAAAAGTAAAAGATGCACCTAAGTTATTTAATTGATTAGGATCATCGTCTCTGTCTGGAGCGGTAGCAACAATACTAGGTAAAGTGAATTTACCGTCTGCATCGTTACAAGTTAAAATTTTACCCGCGTGTGCAGCCACAGTTAAAGTTGTGTCTGCGGTTAAACTGACCACGTTTGCATTACCAGCAGAAATAAATCCTGCCAGTGATTTAACTGGTCCACTGAAAGTTGATTTTGCCATATTAAGTCTCCTTAATTATATTTATCGTCTTGGCTTGTCTGCTAGGTCAGTCGATAAATAGTTAATGTTGTCCCTAGTTGATTTTTGATTATAACAAAAAAAAGGGGCAAATAAATGCCCCTTTATTTAATCTCTTTGAGTTATAAAGCAGAGATTAAGACTTCATTAAGATCTGTTTGTTTACGCTCCTGGTGAACCGAATACACATCTTGGGTTAGAGAACCCAAATGAGTATCTTTCTCTCGCCTTGAAACGCATGTTACCAGTGTCAAAATCACCTTCCATAGCAGTAGACAAAGGAGTTCTTTCAAAATGTTTGAACCCATCAGGGCAATCAGTTTTGATAAAGAACGCATCTGTATCTGTTAAGAAGTGATTGACGACGTAACCATCAGGCACCATGCCCATGTTTCTTACGGCGTTAATGTCGTTGTCAGAAGTGCCAACTCTTCCTGGTGTGCCCATGAGTCTGTCAGCAACAAACTGTAGATTTGTAGGAACGATTAGTTTCATACCTCTAAGAGCAAGGATCATGTCCCTGTCGTCTTTGAAGTTAGCTATATCGATCAATGAATTTTCCAAAGAAGTTTCATTCAAATCAGCAGCAGTGCTTAACTCGTTACTCAACGTTCCGCCACTAGATAGAGGGTGGTCAGTAGCACAAAGCTCTTTCCCATCTCCACCAGTAAAACTGGAGTTGAAAGCGTTGTTTAGGATAGCAGCAGCTTTGACTTGCTTAGTGTGCGCCATACTTCTAGCTAATGCTTTAGTGTATCTTGCACCAAGTCTGTCATACAAGTTATCTTCGATAGCTTCCTCAGTGAGAGCAAATGCTAATGCAACTGTCTCGTGAGTGTATCTAGCACTGTATGATTCTGAAGCTGTATCAAAACTTACGCCTTGTCCCTCAGTTTTTGTAGGGGCGTTACCGAAACCTACGAGTAGCACATCTTCTTCAAACGCTCTGTCAGAAGAAACTGTGTCGTAAATTTCAGCGTGCTCGTTTTCGTATCTTTGATACTCCATTCCGAAAAGAGCATTCAAACCAGGCTCTAATTCTTTTGCTAATTGTGCTCTAGATATTGCCATTATTAAACCTCTTACGCTAAGCCAGCGCTTTTTTGGCCCATAACGTGGTTTTGTATAACCACGATTAC